TTTCAATGGCTTTACAGGTTCAACTGTTAAACCATCTGCGCTATTCATTTCAAAATATTCTGCCGTTGACAGCGCTGCAAAATTAACAGGTGCATCACTACGCTCTATGTCGCTTGATCAGTTAAAAGCGATTACAGGCGCTATCAGCGTAACTATCGATGGTGTTCTTAAAACAGGCACGGTTGATTTGTCTGCCGCTACAAGTTTTAGCAATGCCGCTACATTGATTGCGACCGCCTTAACTGCTGCTGTGACCTTTGACACTCAATTACAGTCGTTTGTTATTGCATCGGGTACAACTGGTGCAACAAGTTCTATTTCATTCGCTACTGGTGCTGCCGCTGAAGCTTTAGCCTTAACTGAGCTTACAGGTGCGCAATTAGACAACGTAACAACTGTTGATACTGCAACTACTGCAATGAAGCGCTTGACCAACTACACGTTGAATCTATCAACTATTGTGGCTGAGACTTCAACCGCATTGAATGACGATATTCAAAAAGAGATCGCTACTTGGGTGTCTTTGCAAAATCATCGTTATTGGTTGGTTAAATACGGCGAAGAACCAACAGCATTAATCGCAAACAACACAACTAATTTCGCGGGATGGGTTGCTGAAAACAATGTTGCTGATGTGACTTGTGTTTATGGCACGCTTGAACATGCGGCTTTATGTGCGGGCTATGCTGCTTCACTGAACTTTAGTGAATTGAATGGCCGTACAACAATGGATTTCCGCTCTACTTCAACACTAGCGCCTAGCGTTACGGACGTAGATGATGCGAATGCCCTTGAATCGAACGGATACGCTTATTATGGCGCGTTTGCAACTGCCAATGACCGTTTCATCTTCCTACGCAATTCGATTGTCTCAGGCGAATTTAAGTGGGTTGACGCGTATTTAAATCAAATCTACTTCAACAGCCAATTGCAGTTAGCGCAAATCACTGGTTTGATTGCCAACAAGTCGATTCCATACAATGACGTCGGAAAGTCTAAAGTTCGCGCTTCGGCTCAAGACCCAATCAACGAAATGCTTAACTTCGGTGGTATTCAAACTGGTGTCATCTTATCCGAGCAACAAAAGTCGATTATCAATAATGAAGCAGGCGTTGATGCTGCGACCATTATCTTTAATCAGGGTTATTATTTAATGATCCGTGACGCTACCGCACAAGTTCGCGCTGCACGTGGTTCATTCCCGATTAAGCTATGGTATACAGATGGCGGTTCGGTTCACTCGATTAACATTGCTTCAATTAACGTACAGTAAGGGGTTTAAAGCATGGCTATTAACAAAAAGACCTTAACCGCTGCGAACTGTGTATTACTGTTTCGTTGTGAGGGGATTTACGATTCATACGTTCAGCTCACTGGGTTTCAGGCTGACAATATTTTCAACCTAGGCGACATCACACTTGCGCAAACTGTAGCGGGTGCTGATGGTAATTTAAGCGGTGGTTTTGTGTTTAACGCGCAAACTTTCGGCTTAAACCTTGAAGCGAACTCGCCATCATTAGCGATCCTTGAAAATTGCGCTGCGAACTTCCTTAAAAATAAAGAAATCGTTGCGGTTGATTTTCAATTGACGCTACCGTCTGTGGGTAAAACTGCTTCTTTTAGTGGCTTCTACACTCAACACTCAGGTGTAAGTGCTACTAAGCTTTTACAAGGCAGCCAGTCAGTATTTGAAGTTGACCCAACATCATTGACGGAGATTGCGTAAGATGGCTCGTAAGACTAAAGATTTAGTTATTGCGGACGGTCGTGACAAGGGGAAAACCTTTGTCATTACCGAAATGTCTGTAATTGATGCTGACAATTGGGCCAATCGCGCCTTGCTTGCAATGCTTCGCGGTGGTGTTGATGTGGGAAATTTAGATTTCTCAAACATCAATACTTCGGGCGGAATGCTTGAGCTTGCCCGCGTTGTGATTGCGGGGCTTGGAAATATGCAAGAACAGATTGCAACCGACCTACTGAATGAGCTTCTTGATTGCGCTCGTATTGTGCCATCGGGCGGAACTCCACGCGACATCCTATTAGATTCTGATATTGAATCAATTAAAACATTGTGGCAAATCCGAAAAGAAGCCCTAATGATTCATATTGATTTTTTAACAGACGGCAGTTCGCAAGCTTAGGGCAACAAAGCGGACTGTCAATTAATGAAAGTCTGCTTTCTAAGACAGTGAACGTATCTGATACCGTGTTTCAAGCCCTACAAACAGGGCTTGTTTCATATACGGACTTAGCATTACACCTAAGCCTAGAGGATGCGTTGAACGTCATAGAGGTGGATTTAGTTGCTAAACACAATAAGGCAGTTATAGAGGAGCTTAAATAGTGGCTCATATTGTAGATGCAATCATGGTAACGCTTGGGCTTGATACGTCAAAGTATACAGCTCAGGCTGAGAATGCCATTAAGACCGATGCACGGCTCGAAAAAAGCCTAGATGGTGTCGAGAAGAAAGGCGGTGCGGTTTCCAAAAACTTTGAGGGGCTGGCTAATGCTGTAAAGGGTGCTGCTAAGGTTTTCGCGTCTTTGGCTGCTGCAACAGGTATCATTCGATTCTTGCAAAACGTAGCAGAAGAAACACGCCAAGCCAATGAGGAAATGTTAAAGCTTCAAGCATCACTTGGTTTAACTGCTGAAAAAATCAATGGTATGCGTGGTGCGGGCGCTGCTTTAGGCGGTACTGCCGAAGGCATGACAAATTCAATGAAAGGCCTTAACAAAGGCATGAATGATTTTGTTGTGAAAGGGGATACATCCCTGCTTCCGTTTATGAATGCGCTTGGCGTTTCCATGGTGGACGGACAAGGAAAGCTGCGCGATGTAGACAAAGTGATGCTTGATTTATCTGATTCATTCTCAAAAATGAACAGTGAGCAAGCCTATGCACTTGGTCAAGACATGGGCTTCGATGAGGGCACGATTGCAGCATTGATGCAAGGCCGTGATGCCATGAAAGAAATGTCCGAATATCACGCCAAAATGTACACATCATCTAAAGAGGAATTAGCAGCAAGTCGAGAACTATCCAAGAATCAAGCGCAATTGTCTGCACATTGGGCAAGCATGAAATTGATGATCGGTAATGCGATTATCCCCCTACTTGTGAAGCTAACCAATTTTGCTAAGGCATTCTTTGAGTTTTTACAGGATCACCAAAAGACTGTTAAGAATGTATTTGAAGCAATGGCATTTGTTTTGGGTGCTGTGCTTATTCCGTTGTTTGGCAAAGCACTGATTGCAGCACTGGCGTTTATTGCTCCATTCGCTCCGTTTATTTTAGTTGTCACTGCAATAGCTGCGGCATTCGTGCTGCTTTATGACGACTACAAAGTATGGGCTGAGGGTGGTCAATCGTTGTTTGATTGGGGTAAATTCTCCGACCTTATTGATGGTGCGAAACTTTCCGTTGAAAGCTTGACTAAAGGTTTTGGGGAGCTTGCCGATAAAGTAATGGCTGAGGTTATTCCAACACTCAAAGGCTATGCGTCAATCATTCAGAAACTATTTAGCGGTGACTTTGCGGGAGCATCGGAAGAAGCCAAAGAAATGTTTGCTGAGTTTGGTTCGCGTGCTAAGGATGCTATTAGTCCCGCATGGAATAAGGCTGCCGACTTTATGTTGGGTGGGGCGTTTAAGATCGGTGGTTCGAGTAGTGGTGAATTGCAATCCCCTGCCGTTGGTGGTGGCTCATTCAAGAAATCAAACCACGGTAGCACCTTAGCACTAAGCGAAAGCGATATTATTGATATTATGAAAGTAACATCAACAGAGGTTGTCGCAGGGCTTAAAAACGGGAATAGCGAAAAGCAAGCAGCGGGTGTAATTGATACTATTCTTAACCGAGCTGCGTCAGGGAAATTTGGCAAAGGGGTGCGTGGTGTTGCAAATCAGCGTTGGGCATTTTCCGCTATTAATGCGCCACGAAAAGGAGCTTATGGAAGTGTGCAAAATGTTCCTATGGATAAAGTGTCACCTAGTATGCAGGCTTTTGTACGTGACTACTTGAGAAAACGTGCCGAGGGAATGCCATCAAGTGTTGGTGAAAACTTATCTTATGCAAATCCAAATTATTTAGGGGAAGCTAGTTCAGCTACTAAAAAATGGGTTGCAGAGGTTGAGAAGCAAGCCAAAGCGTCAGGTCAGATTTTCGGCTCAGGAAAAGCTATTCATGTTCACGGAACACCATCGGCAGACCGTAGCAAGATGCCCTCTCCATTCAATGTGGCTATTCCAGATCAACCATCCAACCTACAACAAGGCGCAGCACAAGCACAAGGCATGGTTCAGCAAAGCGCTACACCAAGAAAGCTTTACAATAGCAAAGGCCTGCATACTAGGTGATACTTTATCCATAGGAACATTTGGCACACTTCCA